GGCCGCCAACGGCTACGACGCCGTGATGCGCAGGGATCGAGACTGGTTTCAGACGTGGAGCCAAGACGGCAAGCAAAGCGATCTAAGCGCCGCGATCAGCTTGATTAAGGAGTTCGAGGGCTGCCACCTCTCGGCGTATCCCGATCCGCTTAGCGGTGGTGATCCGTGGACGATTGGCTATGGCACAACGCGGTACAGCGGCGGCGTGCCCGTGAAGCGCGGCGACAAGATCAACGTGATCGAGGCCGATATGCTGCTGCGGCTTGAGGTGGATCGCATCGCTGAGAAGCTGCGCACCACCATCCCGCACTGGAAGGTGATGGATGATCAGCAGCGATCAGCGCTGGTGAGCTTCGCCTACAACCTTGGCGCTGGCTTTTACGGATCAGAAGGATTTGAGACGATCAGCCGGTGCTTGCGTGACCGTGATTGGGCAGGAGTGCCAGCTGCGCTTGAGTTGTATAGGAACCCTGGCACCAACGTGGTAGCTGGCCTGCTGCGGAGGCGCCGTGCGGAGGGCAAGCTATGGGGGCAGCACCAGGCTGCGGCTGAACCTGAAACTGCGAAACTGCGCCCCAACAGCCCATTCAATGCGCGGATCACGCCGCACATCAGGCTGGGAGAATTCGCGCTTGATCAGCAAGCGCGGCGGTTCCAGCATCAGCATCAGCTAGACACTGCAGCGGAGCTGGCTGCATTCTTGGAGAGGGCCCGGACGGCATTTGGCGGGAAGCCGATCATCATTACCAGTGGCTTCAGGCCACCAGCCGTCAATCGTTCGGTTGGCGGGGCCAGTGGGAGCGAGCACCTTTACAACGCACCAGGCGTTGGCGCGGTCGACTGGTACATCCAAGGAGTCGATATCTACAAGCTGCAGGAGTGGTGCATCAAGAACTGGCCGTACAGCACCGGCAAGGGAGCGCCTAAAGGATTCATTCATACCGGCATCCGGCAAGGGCGGCCTAAGGTCGTTTGGGATTACTGAGCGCCTGATGCTGCTACCTGACCATGAGATCCGCCGGCTGTGCCAACGACACGGGATGGTGAGCCCATACAACGAAGCTCAGCTGAACCCGGCCAGTTATGACGTGACGCTCGGCGGTCAGATCATGATGGAGGTTGCCAGCACAGCTGAGCTGCAGAAAGTGCAGCTGCATGGCCACACACAACAGGATCCATTCTGGATTCAGCCTGGTGAGTTCTTCCTGGCTGAAACGCAGGAGATCTTCAACCTGCCTAATCACGTCGGCGCTCAGTTCGTGCTGAAGTCTTCCCGCGCACGTGAGGGCTGGGATCACGCTGAGGCCGGATGGGCGGATCCAGGATGGTTTGGCAGCAGGCTGACCATGGAACTGCGCAACCAAAGGCGACTGCATCCGCTGCCGATTTGGCCGGGCTTGCGCATCGGACAGATGAAGTTCCTACTGGTCAGCGGCACCGTGGAGCACAGCTATGCCGAAACCGGAAGATATAACGCAGACCTAGGCGTTACAGGGTCCAAGGGGTAGCAAGCGGCGCCATGCGCAGCCGATAGATCTTGCCGGGCGCCTCAGCTGGATCATCCATTGGGATCATCGTGTAGTCATCGCAGCCGTGTGATTCAGCGAAATGGCTGGCGGCCTGATGGGTGGGGAACGGCCCGATATGCCACGGGCCGATGCGGAGTAGGTATTGCATGGCGGGACAGTAGCGCGAATCCTGCCGCCGAATCCCGTAGCAATTCTGCAGTCTCATGAGACGCAGTCGCGACCGCTACCGTATGCCAAGCGGCGCATGGTCATGCAGGGCTACTTCCTGGAGATCAACGCAAAGCTGTTCATACGGTCCAATACGTCCGCAGATGATCTGCCGGGCGATATCTACAGCCATATGGCTGAGTTCATCCGATCCGATGAGGACATCATCGATATCGAGGTGAACGCGGTGCCCATCCCGCCAGACCTGTGTGGACCGCCATCGGATTGAAGAGACGCGACTGGTCACACGGCGATCAGCACGTGATCAGATCCTCCTGGCGTGGAACTATCAGTGCGCATACTGCGGCGCAGATCTGGGCCGCAGCCCGACCATTGATCATGTGATTCCTAAAGCACACGGCGGCGCCACTACGCCATCGAACCTGGTGGCCTGCTGCATGGGATGCAACTGCAGCAAGGGCCATAAGCCTTGGGTGGACTGGTATCGTGCGCAGCCTTTCTGGTCTGCATTGGGTGAGTGGGCCATCGCGCAGTGGTTGCAGGATGACGCTAAGCTTTCGGCCTAGACCTTTTTCGAGGGCTAGGCGGAACCGCAGCGGCCGGCTGCGGTCAGGTGGGCACCGCGTGAGGACCCACCACCGGCCACACCTAATGCGCCAGCAGGTGATCGAGATACAGCTCCGCCTGCCATAGATCTGAGCTGTAGCGGCAGGTGCCACCAACGCAGCTGCGGTAATACACCTCACCGTGCACCGGCATTAACGTCTCGATATAGCCGCCATCTCGATCTGTGCGGCTGATCACCTCGGGTCCGAACATTGCCGTGCCTCTTGCTGGTGGATCCATACCTTTAGTCTGCCGACATACTCCCGCAGCACCTGCGCCTGTTGCAGGTGAAATGGGTCTCTGCTGGCAAACCACAGTTGATTGTGGCGATCAATCGCCTGCAGCGACTGGTGGATCAGCGGGCACCAATCAGCGCGTACAGGTGTGGCCCACTCACGTGGCACGTTCGTACATTTCACAGCGAGACGCATAACGCCCGCCACTACGTTTTGATTCTGGCAACTCCAGGCCGCACGCCTGGTGGCGCATCTCCCAGTAGTGGCAGTCCCAGCACATCATTGGCCCATCAGCGGGGCGGATGCGGTTGCGTGCTGCCTGATAGATCTGCTGCGCCTTGATCAACGCCGTCTGCAGGTGCACCGTGCCCGTGTCCATCTCCAGCTGATGTTCAGGCTTGGGGCCGAGCACCACACGAGCGTGCCAGTTGCGATCAGAGCGGCTGCACACCAGCAGCAAACGGCCAGCGTGCAGGCTGATCATTCATCCTCCCCGTAAGCCGGCTGATGAAAGATCCGCTCTAGCGTCATGCTGGCCGGCTCCTCAGGCCCATTTGTGACATACGCAGCGACCGGATCCGTGCCATCAGCTGCCACGTATACGCATGAGTAGCCGTAAGGCTTTACCACCACCAGACCCGTGCGCTTGCTACGCGTGAGGATCCGCAACGCAAGGCGTTCAATCAGATTCAGGCCAGGCAGCTGGTGCATCATCCCTCCAGTTTGGCAATCAGACGGTCGAGATACCAGCGGCATTTGCGGGCGTCTTCCAAGGCATGGCCTTTGCACCAGATGCGCAGCAGATATTTCAGCGCCTGGCCTTGCAGGTGGGCAGGCACCATGTGCGGCGCGTCAGTGATTGCCGCTTCGATCACGTCGATAGCCTCCACTGGGCCGCGGCGGTAGTGATCTGGATTAATTGGATCAGTCATCAAGCCATCCCCATGCAATGCGTTTGCAGATGCGCCATGCGTGCTTCTCGTCTACGTCAAACTCAGCTGCCAGCTGCCGGTAGCTCCACCCCTTGGTGCGGAGCCGGCGCAGCTTGCGCACCAGCTCCGGCGTGAGGATCGCGGCGATGTTCTCCTCGCCAGCCTTGAATGGCCGGCTCACCTCCACTTATCTCCCAGCAGCTGCTGGCGGCACACCTCAATGGCCTGCTGCGCTTGCTTCTGCGTCATCACCGATTCAGTGGCATCCATGGCACGAACAACGCGGGCCAGGAGTTCGGTGTAATCCGTGTCGCGGAAGTTGGCCGCGATATCGCGGCAGAATTCTTCCCACAGCCCGGTGTAGGTGCCGCACGTGCGGCCACTGCGTTCGTACAGCGCGTCGATCATATCGGCGCGTTGCTGGTCAAGCTGTGTGGCGTTCATGGTTCAAGCGTTTGTCGGAGTTGCAGCAGCTCAGCGCAAAGCTGTTGCCGGTTGCGGATGCCAGCGATGCAATGCAGCTGATCAATGCGAATATCGATCAGATGCTGCAGTCGCTCGCGTTCATCCTGCCGACCCTGACGGTAGGCGCCAGTGTCGTTGAGTAGCTGTTCAAGGCGGTGGCGGATATCGCTCACAACACCTCCACGGCAATGGCGTGGGGCCAGCGGTTGCGGGCGTATTTCGCGGCTGCGGTCTTGGATTCGGCGCGGGTGTACCACTTGATGGGGCGCACCTGCGGGAATCGCACCAAGACCGTGAAATCCTTGACGCGTGCGTTGTGGCGTGGCCGGCTGACGCCTTCGCCATAGTTGCCTAACTCAGTCTCATCAGTGCGCCATTGCAGCAGCGCTCCGGTTACATCAGCCATTGCTGGGCTCCTGTTCAGGGTTGAGCCATTCAATCTGCGACCACCACTCAAGCCAAGTATCAGCAGCGATCAGCTTGGCCTCAGTCAGGCTGCAGGCCGTGATGGACTCGAACACGTTGGCGGCCTTGATCGTGAAGTAGAAGCGGCGTGGGGTCATTCGGGGAGCGCCTCCAATGCGCGGCGGATGGTGTCTGCACCAAGTTGAGTAGAGCTGTTATTGAGAATGTGAGCTAACGCCTCTAACGCCTGTTCCTTCAGTCTCGGGGGCTTGGAGCGGCGGGCGGCGCGAAGATCTTCCACAGCCTCGTGTTCGTATTTGAACCACCCTTCGCTGACCAGCCACTCACAGCACGCCTCCAGCTCCTGATCTGCGCCCCATTGGGCGGCGCGGGTGGCGATGCGGCTGATCACATTTGGGCCGCCTTCATCAGTATCAATCCACTTGCCGATCAGCTCATCTGATGGGATGATGGTGCGTTCAGTCATGCCGCACTACCTGCTGCGTGCCGGAGTGAGTGGGGCTGTGATGTGCGCCGGACTCGATGCCGATCATGGCGAACACGCTGGCCGCGATCAGGCAACAGATGGCGTTGTTGATGGCGTTCATGATGCGACCATCCGTGCGATGCTGTCGTTTAGCCGATGCAGCCATGCGCCGAGCATTAGACCGCTGACGTACACGGCCACGACGATTTCTGCGAGCTGAGCAGTCCATAGGTACAGAGTCGGCCCCCAGTCGCTTGTGAGTGCCTGTTTCATGGTGTGGGTGGATTGGAGTGCCGGGCCAACCGGCGGTGCAGGCTTAGTCGGGCCGTGTTGATCTCGTGGTGACGCGTCGTGTGATCCGTTCCGCGGCGGTTGAGTTTTGCGAGTGGGCCGCTCCCCTCGTGCGGCCATTATGCCCCTTCTGCGGTGCACGTCAAGGGTGGGTAGTCACATCCCGTTACACCGCGTCGCTGCCCACTGCCAGCTCGACCGGGACCCGCAGAACCGGCAGACTTTTGCTGTTTGGTTCCTTGCGCTCCCAACCAACCACGGCCAAGCT